GTTCTCGCGTTTGAGCCGGATGAGGCGCATGGGGGCGATGCCTGGTAGCTCGTTGGTCGGGTCGTAGTAGGGGCCGTCGTTCGCGAAGGGGTTGAAGACGCCGCCTGCGGCGGTGTCGTTGAGGGTGACGGTCATGATGCCTGCGCCGAACTGGTCGGCTGTACGTTGGCGGCCGCGGTCGATGCTGACGTTGAGGGTGTAGGGGGTGATGTCGGCGAAGTCGGTGAGGCCGTCGAGGACGTAGGTGGTGCTATCGAGTACGCCGCGGACAGGGTCGTCGAGGCGGAACGCTTGGACGGGGGCGCCTGTGTCGACCTCGAGGGTGTAGTCGCCTGCGGCTACGACGGTGCTGCTCATGCGACGGAGATGCGGGCGGGCCCGCTGGTGCGGTTGTAGGCGCGGATGGCGTTGACGACGGCTTGGCCAATGTCGGCGCTGTTGGAGATGCCGCCGTTGACGGTGATGTTGTAGGTGTCGCCTAGCGCTCCGGCGCGGTTGAGCGGGATGACGGCCTCGGGGGTGCCTTTCTCGGCGAGGAGGCTGAGGGTGGGGCGGGTCACGATGCCGCCTTGGGCCATTCCGCCTGTCGGGATGTTGACGGTGGGGGCTTTGGGTTGGAAGGTGGTGGTGCCGACGAAGCCGGAGCCTTGGAGCGCGGCTTGGAGATCGGCGAAGCCTGGTATGCCGCCGCCGATGTCGACGCCTGGGGGCGGGGTTGCGAGCTCGAGGGCGTTTCGCAGCCTGTTCACTTTGTCGAGGGCGGTGTCGAGCTGGCCGGTGTTCACGAGGATCGCTAGGTCGGTCTGCACCTCTTGAGGGATGTTCCCCATCGTGTCGATGACATTCTCGAGCTCTTCCCAGACACGCTTGTTGGCCTCCTCCCATTCGTCGGAGCCCTCTTGGTTGCTCTTCGCGATCTCTTGAAACTCTTCGACGGCGGTGTTGAAGTCGCGGACAGCCTGTTCACGGTCGAGCTGGTCGAGATAATCTTCGATCTCGGGGTTCAGCTTGAACATTCCCTTATACAGCTCGTCGGTCGACGCCCACAGCCGGTCGACACGCTCGGTCAGTTTCTCGGTGGATTCGGCGGCCTTCTCGTTTGTGCGCTGGAACTCTTCCGTCGGCTTGATTGCGCGCTCGAACTGTTCGCGGGCCCCGCCTACGCCGTCGCCGAGCTCGCGGACGCTTTCATACATGTCGCCCGCCTGTTCGCGGGCGGTGTCGGTGGTGCGCTCAAAGTTGTCGACCTCGTCGGACACGAGGCCGAGCTTTTCGGCGAGCCAGCCGATGCCGTCGCGCACTTTGTCGAAGATGCCCATCAGCTTCTCGAGGGCGGCGGTGACGATGCCGAACTTGGCTTCGAGGATGATGAGGCCTGCGACGAGGGCGGCGATGGCGGCCACGATGAGGACGATGGGGTTGGCTGCGAGCGCTGCGTTGAACAGCCAGGTGGCCGCGGTCGCGATGGCTTGAGCTCCAGCCCAGAGCTTCATGGCGATGTTGGCAACGACGACAGCGGTGGCGAGGCCGCCGATGACGCCTGCCAAGATGAGGACGAGGTCGGTGTTTTCGCTGACAAAGTCGGCGAGGTCGGCAAAGACGGGGAGAATCTTGAGGACGATGGGCAGGAGGGCGGCGCCGAGCTCGGCGGTGACATCCTCAAACTGGGCTTTCATGATGCGCGACTGGTTCGCGAGCCCTTCGCTGGTGCGCTGGAAGTCGCCTTGGGCGTCGCCGGTCTGCTTGAAGATCGCTTCCTGGGCGGCCAGTATCTTCTGCTGGTCGGTGAGGGCGCCTGTGCCGTCGTAGATGCCGAGCGCCATGGCCTCCGCTTTGAGGGTGGCGTCGTTGAGCAGGACGCCGAAGCGGCGCAGCGGCTCGGATTCGCCGCGGAGGCCTGCCCCGATGGCTTCGATGACCTCCTCGGGTTCGGCGTTGTTGAAGCTGGCCATGTCGGAGGCGAGCGCTGTGAGGTCGTTAGAGAATACGGCGAGGTCTTCATTGGCGAGGCCTGCGGCCTTGCCGAACGTGCCGAACGTGCCAGCGGCGTCGAGGACGGCCTGTTTGGATTGGCCGAGCTCTTTGGCGGCGGTCTCGGCGAACGCTTCGATCTCGTCGGCGCCTTCGCCGAAGATCACGCCGACCTTCGACATGCTCTCCTCGAGGTCGGACGCGGCGTTGATGGCGGGCACAGCGGCCGCGGCGAGCCCGCCGAGGGCGGCGGTCGCGGGGACGAACGCTTTCTTGAGGGCGAGGCTGGCTTTCTGGCTGGTGGTGTCGAGGCGCTTGAAGTCCTCGATGGCGGCCTTGACGCCTTTCGGGTTGTATTCAGAGACCAGGGGGATGTTGATGGCCATTAGCGGAGCTCCTCGTTGAGGCGGACGGTGAGGTCGCGGATGGCTTTCTCGAGGCCTTCTCGGACATCGGGGATGGTGTGCAGCACAGCGGGCCACATGGCTCGTGACGGCCTGTGGAAGCCTTTGTGGCTGGAGCTGCCGCCTGTGCGGAGCTTGGTGAGAAACGCCTGGGGCTGGGTGGTGATGGCGTGAGTGGTGGTCTTATCGGAGGCGTACTTGCGGGAGCGGCCGGAGGTGCGGCCGTTCGGGTTGTCTTTGCCTGCCATCGCGAAGATGATGCCTGCGGCGTTGTCTTGGACGAGCGTGAACAGATCGATCTGATCGCTCCTCGAGCTCGTCCGTAGCTTGGTCTTGACGCCGCGCTGTGCGCGTTTCTGGTCGTAGCCGCCGCGCCACGAGCCCCAGGAGGCGAGGGCGCTGTTCGGCGGGTACAGGCTGCGGGCCTCGGCCACCATCGGTTTCGCAGCGCCGCGCATTTCGCGGATGACTTGTTTGCGGAGCTCGCGGTCGACTTTGGACAGGGTGCGGAGCGTGGGCGCGAGACCTCGAACCTCTTGGGTTAGTTCGATGATCTCGCTAGCCATGTCGCTTTGCCTGTCTGTTCTGGTCTTGGATTACCTCGACGACCGTGTCGAGGTCTCTGACCTCGAATGGTATGTCGGGGGGCCACCATCCAACGGCGACTAGCAGCTCGGCTAGTTGTCGTCTTCGGCTGCCCCTTTCGTAGGGCGGGCTTCGCTGCTCACGATCTCCGGCGGGGCGACACACTTGCGGAGGAAGTCGTCGAAGACGGCGGGCACGGTGCGCTTCTCGGCGCGCAGGCTTTCGTAGGCCAGGTAGGCCAAGTCCTCCATCGCGACGCCTTGGGCGAGCTGTGACGCTTTGGTCTTGAACTTGCGTTCCCAGGCGACGATGGCCCAGAGGGTGGTCGTGACCTCCTCTGGGCCGTTGCCGTAGTCGATGCGGAGCGTGAGTTGCATGTCGGGGCTCTCCTAGTTGTTGTCGGTCAGCTCGTCGCGCGGGTGAGCGCGCCGCCGCGGAAGGTGCAGTCGACGGTGGGGAGATCGCCGACGCTGCCATTGATCGGGGTGATGGTCTCGAGGTAGCACGCCGTGAGGGTGTACTCGGGGTTTGTGGCGCCCGGGCTGGTGCTCGCGGCGGCGTAGATTTCGACGTTGAACGTCGTGCCGACGAGGCTGTTGAGCTTCTCTTCGACCTCGCTGGTGTCGTAGGCGAGCATGAAGGTCGCGGTGACCTCATGGTTGCCGAGGCCGGAGGTGAACTTGCGGGCGGTGTCGCCGAAGGCGGTGCTCTCCAAGGCCTCGACCGTCTGGGTGACGGTGACCTGGGTGCATTGGTCGGTGAAGTCGACAGAGTCGACGAGGATGCTGGGATTCGAGAGGGACACGGTGGTGGCCATTAGTTTCTCCTGGTGCTGAGTCGGATGGTTAGGTCGTAGGCGGGAAGCTGTTGCTCGCCGATGAGAGCGATGCTAGGCGCTCCGGATACCACGGCGAGGGAACTGCCGTGGATGGTGTCGCAGATCGTGAGGATGTAGTCGGAGGCGTCTTGGTTGCCTGGGGGCGGGCCGAGTACGCGGAGGACACAGGTGATGTCTGCGATGTTGTTGTTGAAGCCGTCGAACGTGGGGAGCTCGACGAACACCGTGAGCGGGCGGGCGTTGCGCGGGTCTGTGACGGGCTTGAGGCCGAGGCCGGTGAGCGTGGTCTTGATCTCGGCGATGGTCGAGATGAAGATGCCGCTCGCGGCCATTAGGCGACCTGTGCGCGGCCGGTGCCGAGGAGCTGCATAATCTGGCCGAAGCTCGCGATGGGCTGCGCGCCGCCCATGGCGTCGAAGCTTTGGAAGCTGTCAATGCTGCCACGCTGGCGATACAGGCTCGCGGCGTACATGGTCGTCCCGAGCTTGACGCTGCCGTCTGGGACGGTGCCAAGGCTGTCGAAGTAGCCCGCGGCCTGTCGGCGACGGTAGGCGAACGCGTTGCCCGCGGCGACACAGGTCGTAATGAAGGCTGTGTCGTTCGCGGTCGCGGCGTCGATGCCAAGCCATTCGAGGACATCGTCGTTGTTGATCCAGGTGCAGGTGAGGCCGTAGGTGACGGTGCCGGTGGCGGTGTCGCGGGTTACGTCGTCGCCTGCGTCGATGAAGATGGCTTGGTTGCCGTGGTACTTGTCGTAGTCGAAGACGAGGTCGCCCTCGTCGGTGACGCGCTCCAGCTCGAAGGCTTCGATGCTGATGACGGTGTGGGCGCCGTCGAAGGTGTTGTCTGATGCGCCGCTGATCGTGATGCTTTGACCGACGGCGATGTCGGTGTCCTCGAGGGTCTGCACCACGGCGTAGCCCTGCACCCTCTGGAGGTGGGTGATGGTGAAGCTAGCCATGATGCAGACCTTCTCGGGCGCCTAGGGGGGTCAGACGAAGTTGGCCTTGACGTAGCGGGCGGCCTCGAGCATGACCGTGGCGAAATAACCCAGCCATGAGATGTCGGTGCCTCTGATCTGCCCGTTCTGCACGCGGAGAAAACCCTTCTGCTGCTCGAACACCTCGAAGCCGACGGTGTCGCCGATGATCATCGTGCCGTTGCCGGTGTTGTCGAAGTTGGTGTCGACGACGACCTGGAGGCCGAACGCGGTCATGTTGGTCGAGCCAGGCGTCATGGTGCCGAACGCGTTCATCGGGCCAACGGTCGGGAAGAGGGGACGGCCGGAGCTGTCCTCGAGCTTGCCGAGGGCCTCCCAGTTCTGCGCCGAGAGGAACAGGTGGGTCGGGAGGTGGCCACCGTTGCCAGCGTTGGCAAGGATCGAGGCAGCCTGGGCGTAGAGCCAGGTAAGCCATTCGGTGGGGTCATTCTTGTTGGCAGCGGTGAAGTTGCCGGTGCCGACCGCGGCGGCCACGAGGGCGTCCGCTGCGACGTTGTCGGTGGTCTGGCTGTAGACACGGCCCATGTCCTCGAGGATGAGGGAGATGATCTCGGGGCTCGACCAGTCGGCGATCTGCTCGGAGACGGTCACGTAGCCGCCGTAGCTGGATTTCGTTACCTGGTTCTCTTGGACCTGGAACTCGCCGGTCTGGAGCGTGGCGAGCTCGGAGCTCTGCGCAGCCATCGAGGTGTGCGTCGAGACCGATGGGCGAATAAACACCTTGCCCGATCCTGGCATGGCCTTCACGCCAAAGGCGTCGACACAAGGCCTCGCGGCGAGGTAGCTGTTGTAGACGGGGCCGACGATGGGCTCGGGCAGGACGCCGTCGTTGTTGGTCGTGGTGACATCGGGCGCGGCGGCGCGGATGTTCTCGTTCATCTGGTGCCAGCGGTGTCCGCCTTCGATGGCGGCGGCGATCCACTCGGAGGCTGACGGGAGCTTGAACTCGCGCTTGGCCTGGGCGTAGATGGGGGCGGTCGGCTGCGGCTCGGCGGCCTCAACGACCTCGGGGGTCTTCTCTTCGGGCATTTCGTTCTCCTGTTCGGGTTGGGGTTCGGGGTTGTCGGGGGTGACGTTCGCTTCGGCGGCGATCTTGGTGATCTGTGCGCCTGCGAACGCGGGCTTATAGACCACGCTCAGCTCTTCCCATTCGGCGGCTGTGACGACCATGACGCCGTCTTGGTGGTCGTATTCGGTGGCGTTGATACCGATGCTGACGCTGTCGAGGGCGCCCATCTTCAACAGCTCAACGAGATCATCTCCGGCGCGCGTCTTTGCGATCTCTGCGGAGAACAGCATGCCGTCGGGGGTGTCTTCGCGGCCGGTGACTTTGCCGACGATACGGCCGGTGTCGTGGTCCTCGAGGAGGCGAGGGGCGGGGCCGTCGGTCGGTAGGGCGCCCTGTTGGATGCGGACACGTTGGCCGCCGAGGACGGTGGCGTCGACGCCGTAGGGGACGGCGATGCCGGAGATGGTGCGGGTCTGCTCTTCGCCTTGGGCGGCGTCGAGCGTGACCTTGTCTGCGATCATTCTGATCATTCGGGCTGGCTCCCTTCGGGTAGGTTGGCGCCTGCGTCCCTTATCATGTCACGGGCCTCGTCGCGGGTCATGACATTGTTCGCGACAGCGAGGTAGACCTTCTGGGCGACCTCGGCGGCTGACAGGGTGCGGTCGTCGCGGCCTTGTTCGGTTTCGCGGAGGTAGGCCTCAACGTCGAGCTCGATGTGTTTGCCTTTCGCGACGACGTTGTCGCCCGAGAGGGTTTGTTCGATGGCGTCGACCAGGGGGCGGGCTCCGAACAGGTAGAGGTCTTGGCGGGCTTGCAGGGCGTTCTGGTAGGTCATGCCGCCGACCTCGACACCGACGAGGTAGGGCGGGATGTTTGCGACGCGGGCGAGCTCCATGGCGGCGTGCTGGCGGCCTTCGACGAGCTGCAGCTTGTCGGGGGTTGAGGTGAACTCTTTCCACTCGACATGCTGGTTGAGGGCGCCGACGGCTTTGCTCTGGCGGGCCTCAGCCCAGGCGGCGGAGAGCTCTGACAGCTCGTCACCGCTGAGGGGTTCGCCGTCGACCTGTTGGAGGTAGCCCGCGGCGATCTCGTTGGAGGCGAAGCGTTTGGCGGCCTCGTCGAGGCGGTAGGCGATGTCGATGGCGCGGGCGCCTTGCCAGAGGAGGGCGTTGTTCGGTGAGAGGAACTGGACGACGTTGTTGGGGTCGAGCTCGACGCCGTTGAACTCGATGACATCGGAGGGCCCGTACCATTCGGGGCCTGCCTGGTTCGGGGTGTTGATGTTGTCGTGGGGGAGCCAGGTGAACGATGCGGGGAAGCCTGTGCGGTAGCGGCTGGTGACGTACCAGAACGCTCTGCCCGACAGGATCATGTCTTGGACGGTCATGCCCATGATGAAGCTGCGGGTGCAGTTCGGGTCTGGGCGGGTCATCCAGCTCTCGCCTGGGATGTACCGCTTGAGGTAGCGCTCCTCGTCTTCGGACCATTCGAGGCGGTAGGTGCGGAAGTCGAGGGCGCCGATGAGGCTAACGATGAGATCGCGGGCCCTGGAGATTGTCGGGATCGATAGTGCGCGCTGCGTCCTAGCCCCGACGACGTAAGACTGCAGCGCGCCAGGCCTGCCCGCGGCGCCTGCCGCAGCGGTCACGGTCGAAGCCCCGAACGCTGGGGGTGCCTTGGTGCGGAACAGACCCACGGCGCCAAGGCTAGCGCACCTGTGGACAACTAGCGTGGACTACTGACGCCGATCATGGGTTTGCGAACATTTGAGGAGGGGCGGGCTGCGGTGCCGACGCTCCAGACGAGGCATCGGGCCTGTTCGATGGGCCCTGGGCTTTTCTGGCTGGTCAGCGTGATCGTGGCGCCTGTGCGGCCTGCGACGGCCCTGTTGACATGCTCGGTGAGGGATAGCTGCCCGCTGTGGAGCACCATGCCCTCGAGGATGAGGTTGCGGACGACGCTGGTGAACGTGGACATCTCGCGCATGCCGACCATCTCCATCCTGTGTGTGAGCTCGGTGGGGCAGATCGCGGCGAGCTGCGGGGTGAGGTTGAGCCGGACGCTCTTGTCGGCCATGACGCGCTCGACCTCGCGCCAGAGCTCGGCGGTGGATTCTGCGAGGAACTCGGTGACGACTTGGAGGCGTTTGTCGTCGCGGGCGGCGGCTCTGACGCCGACGTAGCGGAGCTCGGTGAGGTCGGCGTCGACGGAGAGGA